TTCAGTCAGCCTTATCGCACACCCCTGACTGGGATAGCCGTGTGGCGGTGCAAGCCGCCATTACGGTGTAGGACTAATTATGATATCAATTGATGAATTAATAAAAGAACCTATAAAATTAAAAAAGGGTATGACAACTAACCCTGTTTTGAATAGACTTCTCGAAGCTAAAACCATAGGCCCGTTAATTAATGAAATAGGTGGAGCTAGCGCTTCTGTAGGCATGGGTCAAGATTTAGGTGGCCCTGGTTTAGAAGAAGCAGTACAAACCCAACCAGGCACAAGACCTTCTGGTAGTTATGATAATATTACGAAAAAAGATCCTCCTCCAAGAGATTATGTTAAAGGAGACAACATACAAATTAAAAATGTAACAAAAAAAGTTCCTGGCGTGGAAAACGTTGACGTTGGAAAGGGACCTCCTTCTTTAGAAAAGTATACAACAAAGGGTGGAAAAGATTACGTTAATAATGTTGTAAAATATGTGCAAGGCATGGGAGATGATATATCCGCTAGTGCTGTGTCAGGTGCGTCATTTAAAGGAGCTAATCCTGAGTTTGACAAAATAAGAAAAAGTTTAATTGAAGAAGCAAAAACAAATAAAGGTATACTAAGAACATATTTTACTGAAACTAAAAAACCAAACGAAGGCGTTCTTATAAATGGTAAACGTTATACCATGAAGAAAGAGCCTTTAGACAAACTTTTTAAAAAAGTTAGCGGGTATGTTGGGAAAGAAGATACAAAAAATTTTGTTAAACTTGTTGATCAAGAAATTGTTAAGCAAGGTGGTAAACTCAGTGGTAAATCAGGATTAGTAAAAGATTTTATTTTAAATGAAGCACAAAGATTATATAAACTAGGAGATAAAAAAGGTGCTAAAATTATTTTAACTGCATTAGCTACCTCTCTTCCAACTATTGCAAAAGCAGCGGGACCTGTAACTTTCCCTTTAACAGCAATTGATATAATAAAACTATCAGAAGAGTTTGGACCAGGTATTGTAGAAAAAATACAAAGTGGTATAGACACTGTAACACAACCTGTTACAAGTAAAATAGCAGAAGCACAAAGTATGTTTGAAAACATGCTTAAATCAAAAATGAACCAAGGAGGCATGATGGATATAAATTTCATGACAAGACCCATGGGTTACAAAGACGGAACTCGTGATGGGACTTTAGTGGGCGATAAAAAAGAAGAAATACCTGTTAGAGAAATTGTAAGAGATGAACCTGAGGGTATTATGGGAACTTTAAAATCTATTTTTAGTAAAAAAGAAGCAGGGACAATTGAGAACCCTTTACCTTTAAGCATGGTTTTTGAGCCAGGAGTCAGTCAAAAAACTTTGATTGATGAAGGAGCTTTTATAACAACACCTGATGGTATTACTTTTAAAGCAACACCTTTTATGTTTGATAAATATCTAGGGACAAAGTATGTAGAAAATAATACTTTTGGTCAAAGAGACGATGTAGAAGTAGAATTTAGACCTAAGTATATTACATCTGCAGAAAAATCTTTTGTTGAACCTGGAGGAGTATTTGATCAAATTCAAACTCCAAGAAAAGAAGGTAGATTTACAGAAATGAATCAAGGTGGTATCATGGATATAAATCAGTTAACAAAAAGAATTAGATAATGGCTATTGAAAAAAATAATCCAGACGATCAGATTGATATTAAAATAGAACCTGATTCAGCAAGAGAGATTCAACAACCTTTGATGGAGGGTGATGCGATGATCTTGGACGACGGTTCAGCGATTGTTAATCCTGCAGAAGATACCTCGGAACAAGGAGCATTTAATGCTAACCTTGCAGATTTAATAACTGAAGACGAGTTAGAATCTTTAGCTGCAGGTTTAATGAGTGATTATGAGTATGATAAAGATGCCAGAGCAGATTGGTTAAAATCATACACAGACGGATTAGACTTGCTAGGATTTACTTACGAAGACAGATCAAAACCTTTTGCAGGTGCCAGTGGTGTAACACACCCTTTACTTGCAGAAACAGTAACACAATTTCAAGCACAAGCTTATAAAGAATTATTACCACCCGAGGGTCCTGTTAGAACACAGATCGTGGGTGAGATAACTCCACAAGTAGAAGAACAAGCACAACGTGTTAAGGAGTTTATGAACTATCAATTATCTTATGAGATGGAAGAGTATGATCAAGAATTAGATCAGATGTTATTTCATTTACCACTAGCAGGTAGTTCATTTAAAAAAGTTTATTATGATGCCGTAAGAGGTAGAGCAGTATCAAAGTTCGTACCAGCAGAGGATGTTGTTATTCCTTATAACACAACCGACATGGAATCTTGTGAAAGAATAACCCACATCGTTAAAATCATGGGTAATGAACTTCGAAAAAAACAAGTTGGAGGAATGTATCGCGACATAGATATTTCTGCTAATCCCACAGATAAAAATGAAGCAGCTCAAAAATATGATGAGTTAGACGGAGTACAAGAAACATACAACGCAGAGGATATAGTTTTATTAGAGTTCCATTGCGATTTAGACATACCAGGTTTCGAAGATAAGAACGCGACAACAGGAGAACCAACTGGTATTAAATTACCTTATGTGGTTACTGTTGATGAGGGTTCTGGAAAAGTATTATCTATCTATCGCAACTATGCAGAGGGAGACTTACTACGAAAAAAGATTCAATACTTTGTTCATTATAAGTTTTTGCCTGGCCTTGGCTTTTATGGTTTTGGTCTTATACACATGTTGGGTGGGTTATCAAGAACTGCTACCTCAGCACTAAGACAACTCATTGATGCAGGTACATTAGCTAATTTACCAGCAGGATTTAAAGCAAGAGGATTGCGAGTCAGAGATGATGATGAACCTCTACAACCAGGAGAGTTTAGGGATGTCGATGCACCAGGAGGTGCAATCCGTGAATCCTTGATGTTGATTCCTTACAAGGAACCAAGTCAAACTCTTTTTGCTTTATTAGGATTTGTAGTAGACGCAGGTAGAAGATTTGCATCCATAGCAGATAATAAAATGGGTGAGGGTTCACAAGCTAATCCAGTCGGAACAACAATGGCCATTATGGAACGCGGCACGAAAGTGATGAACGCTATACATAAAAGATTACATTACGCACAAAAGGTTGAATTTAAATTATTATCTAGAGTATTTGCAGAGAGCCTACCTCCTGAGTATCCTTATGCTATACGTGGTGGCAACAGAGTTATTAAGCAACAAGATTTTGACCAACGTATTGACATACTCCCAGTATCTGATCCAAACATTTTTTCTATGGCGCAGCGTGTTACTTTAGCACAAACACAATTACAAATGGCGTCGTCCAACCCACAAATGCACAACCTACATGAAGCATACAGAAGAATGTATGAAGCATTAGGGGTGAGGGACATAGATATGCTTTTACCTCCTCCTCAGCAACCTCAACCTGAAGATCCTGGAATGGAAAACGCTAAGTCTTTACAGATGTTAGCGTTAAAAGCTTTTCCAGGTCAAGCACATCAAGCACATATAGAAGCTCATAGAGCTTTCATGAGTTCTTTTTTAGTAGCAAATAACCCACCTACCATGGGTATATTGCAAGCACACATCTCTGAACATGTTGCATTATTAGCTAGAGAAGAAATAACAAAGAAAAATGCTCCAATTATTGAGCAAGAAGCACAAAAAATGGGTGGTATGTTACCTCCAGAGCTCTTACAACAATTTCAACAACAAAATGAAACTGAAATTGCACAAAGAATTACTGAATTAACTAATGAATTAGTAAATGAAGAGCAGGAAATGATGAATAAAGATGAAAAAGACCCATTAATTAACTTAAAACAACAAGAATTAATGCTTCGAGCACAAGAAATTAAGCAAAATAGAGATTTAGCAGAGCAAAGACTAGATTTAGACTTAGAAAAACTAAATTTTGAAGGTAAAAAACTAGATCAAAAAGATAATATTGATAAAGAACGTATACAAAGTCAAGAAGACATAGCAGATTTACGTGCAGAGGTGTCTTTAGCATCGAAAAGAGGTCAATAATGGCAAACGGTAAGTTATCAGCAGATATAATTAAAAGATTAAAAAGAAAATATAGAAGACCCAAAGGAACAAGAGTAGGAGACCCGAGAAAAATATCGCAAATGTTGAAAAAGGGTGCTAAGATGCCTACATATTTAGCAAGCAAGGGTGGACATGTTACAAAAAAAAGAAAAACAAAGGGAAAAAAAGCTTAGTCCAAAAGAAATTTTGGATGATGCTTTTGATTTTGCTACTAAGTATCCTAACGACCCAATGGCTGTTAGTGCTTCGCTCATGGTTGTTGCAAAAACAATTTATTTAAACTTATTAGGTCCAGAACAAACTCAAATTATGATGGATGCCTTTGCAAACGGCATAGATAATTATGAGGTCAAAAAAATAACTTTACATTAATGACTATTTGTAAAAATTGCGGGCATGATTGCCATCACAGTAACGGTGGATCTTGTCATTGCGGTTGTGCTAACTGCGTACATGATGTACAAGAGGCAATAGACAAACTTAATAAAGTTTTGACAATAAATGGGGATGTTGAACTAGAGGTTGAGTTCTTCCCTGATTTTAATCTAACGGAGCATTAAGGAGGTTAATATGAAATTATTAAAAGACACATGGCAATGGATTAAAGAATGGAACGAATGGGGTATGAAAGACTGGATTAAAGCTGGTGTGATTGCTGCAATCGCCATTGCCGTAATATCAGGAATGGCTGGCTAATGCTAAATTTATTAGTAAAGCCTCTACTTGGCGTCGTCGCTGACGGCGTCAAGGGTTTTGTAGAGACAAAGAAAGCAAAACAAGAATTAGCTGTTACTGAAATTAAAGCAGCTAAAGCTATTAAAGAACAACAAATCGCAGGAAAAATTAGCTGGGAGGCTTCAGCGGTCGATCAGATGAAAGGGTCCTGGAAAGACGAACTAATTTTAATATGTCTGTTGGTTCCAGCGGTAGCAGTCTTCATCCCTGGATGGACGCCACACATTAAAGCTGGATTTGAAGCCTTACACTCACTCCCTGATTATTATAAGCATCTCTTGTATATCGCCTGCAGCGCGAGCTTTGGCATCAAGGGAGCAAAAGGTGCGATGGGACTTATAACAAAAAAGAAATAAAGAATGGATGTAATACACCTTGTAGATAGAATCTACAAAATAATTAGGACTAGACAAAATCAAATAACTCAGCTAGTAATTAGTAATCAAGTTAAAGATTGGAATGAGTAAAAAAAAGAAACAGGAACTCACGGACCTGCTAAAAAAGAAACAGGA